GTTTGTCGCTTCTGTTGTGTCATATAGAGCAACGAAGGACATAGATACTACACGACTTGTAGGACCATCTACACCCACATCAGCAGAGTTTACTTTCACACGTGGGAATAGGAATGTCATTGTGTTTGTACCATCACCTACAGAAACCTCAAGTGCTGTCTCTGTTTCGTTGATGAAACGATTTACTAGTGCTGCATCTTCAAAGTACGCTGATAGTGTACCTTCTACTTCTGCACGACCAAACTCTAGGCTTGGTGCTGAGTCATCACCGATAACGAATGTAGGTGCATAACCGTTAGTGACTGTGAAGTCCATGCCAGTAACAATAGCAGCAGATGCTAGAGTTGAACCACTATCGGCAATCTTTAGGTCACCAGAGTAAGCATCGAAAGGTGATGCACCAGATGCTGCATCTATAGTACGTGATTCAGCAATATCAGTTGCGCTAATTGTCATATCTTTACCGACGACACCAAAAGTTGTTGTTACCATTTGGTTAGGTGCCAGAGAAACACCCATTGTGTTTACTGTACATCCTGTAAACAAACGTGCTTGGTCGATGTCAGCAGCATAGTCTTCGATAGTGAAGAACTTAGGTGTTGTACCAACTTTAAGTACGTTAGTTGACCATGTGTTTAGCATGGCAGCTTCTAGCCAATCGTCGTAATCTGCGTCACGTAGATCGACAGCAATATCACCACCAACCTGACGGTTACCATGACGGTCAACACGTGGCATACGATCTGCCTGAATGTCATTACCAGCAACACGGTCTTTAGATAGGTTTAGTGATTGAGTAGAAAAAGGTAAGTTAGTGAAGTTACCAGAAGGTGTCGTACCAAAATTGCTTTCTACAATGTACGACAGACTGGAACGTGAACCCTGTGCAAAGGCCATAGTGATCTCCTAATTATTTGTATGCATACCAAGTTACGACGACAGGAACAAGATAGAAAGGACTGTCTACTATACCTTGTCTACGTTCTGCAAATTCTATATTAACAGTAGTCGAACCTTGAGTTAGTTTTGATGTTGCCTCGTATGTCTCCATAACATTCTTAGCAAGAGTATCTGCCGCAGCAGGGCCAGCACCCTCTGGGACATAGCAGTTAATGGTAAAGATGCCATCGTATCTCTGCTGTGGATTTAAGCCCCGTACAGTGGGCCTTCTTGTTATCGGGATGTAGGTAACCTCTAAGTAGTTTTGCCCCGTTGTAGGGTTGAAAGGGACGTTCTCATAAGCTATTGACGGTACACTTGGTATGTCAGCCAGCTTACTCTCTAGTGCGGCCCGAATATCCTTGTCAATAGTTGCCATTTCTTATCCTATTAGCTAAAGTCTCCATGATGAAATACTTGTGTTTGTATTCTACATAAGGAGCATGAGGTGCGCCATTCTGTAAGTATATGGCAGTCGTACCCTTTAGTTTGATCTTAGAGATGTCAGAGTATAGTGCAGACTTGGCTCTTTCAGCATCACCTATACTACCAGAACCTTTTGATAGCTTCTTACTATCGACACGCCGTGGTCTACCTTGCTTACTAAATGACCAAGACCTGACATAGGCACCAGTATCTAATGCAGGTTTACCTCTTGGGTTATCGCCCATAGTAACCCGTATAGCAAGATCAGCTTGTCGTTTTAGCTTAGTCTGAAACTGAGCCTCTAGCTTTTCATCTAGTTTCTTGCCAAGACCTTTGGGTCTAGTGGCTACCTGCAACTTCATCATTCTGCAACCTCACAGGTATACATGACTGCTAGACCGTTGCTGTAGTGAGTGGTAACTCTTACGATGTGTACCGTATCCCCGAAACCAGAGATAGTGTCACCATCATCAGGAGCAACTGCAAGACCCAACGCAGAAATTACACACTTTCTGGTACCACGCCTAAGATCAGTCTCGCCCTGAATACCTACCTCAAAGTTATAGAAGTAAGCAAAGGCTGTATAATCTGTAGTCGCCCCACCCGACAAAGTACCTGTGGCTGGATCGTATGTCCCATCCGTAGTCTGTTTGTGCAGTGTAACTTCTTTGCCGAAGTCCCTTATCATGTCATAGGGATCAAAGGATCGAAAAGACATCTAGACCTCCTAGTCGTAGTCTGAGCCGTAATCTTCTCCACTATAGCTTGGTGGATTACGAAAGCGATCCCTACGGAATGAGGGAGTAATGCGGTTAGTGTTGGCACGTATAGCGTCAATACCTGATTTGGTAATACCGCCAGCCTTAATACCAACAACAGCACCAGACTTCTTACCCTGATACTCTAGGCTTTCTGCTAGTTTTTGATACTGAGTTGCTAAGTCGCTGTAATCAGCACTTATAGCGTTGTCTATTGATGTCGTTACTTTGCGTGAATACTTAGCTGCAATAACCCTTGCGCACCAAGCCCCAGCATAATATACGTTATTATTGGTTTGAGTCAGAGCAAAAACGATCTCTTCATTCTGAACTTGTTGTTCATTACTGTCTGTATCACCTACTAGTAATCGGACAGCATTGATACGACCAAAAGTCGATGTTGTCTCAAGATCACTTTCGTCATAACTCCAAGCCATCAATCTACCTCATAATGTCCGTGGTTTCTACGCCAGCTACGAATAAGCCCACGCTGTTTGTCTAGTATCTTAGATGTTTTACACTTATGTTTCTCATACATATTAGCGTTAGGTGTCTTAGCCTTAACCTTGGCATTGATACTCTTAACGACTTCGTGTAGTCCATCTATGTTTAATTCTTCTAGCCCATCACCAGCCTTAACTTCTTTTTCTAGTTCAGCATTGTGATGTAGCATCCTCTGATTATAGAGAAACATCACATTGGTTTCTGGCATGGACATCTCTTTCCATTTGAACTCTTGTCCTGACTCCCATGTTCTTCCTGCTGCATCAAAAGGTACACGCACGAATAAGGGGCGGTCAAACTGGAAAGGAATTTGTTCTTGTCGGATCATGTTACACCTATCAGTAGTGAATAAGGGGGCCACTACAGCCCCCTAGAGTAAATAGCTTATGCTACAACTGTGTCGAAGAAGTAACCCAAGTCTGCGCCTGTGACTTTCATATCGTAGGACATTTTAACTTGGATGTGTTCTGCAACTTGCATACGCTTCAATGCATCGTCAGAGAATGACTCAACAGTGATACCCAAGTTGTTCACACCTTGTAGGTTGTTCCATGCGAATGTCGCACCAGCCATTGGTGTCATTAGACCTGCACTTGGGGCAACGTGTGCCAATAGAGCATGTTTACCACCGATGAATGCATTACTTTCTGCAACACCTTCTGCTGATGAGTTTTTCACTGCTTCCATGACGTAGAAGTTCTCTACCTCAAAAATCTCAGCCAACTTAGCGTTAGTGATCAATGCAGTGTTTGTTACAGTCGCACCACCGTTCAAACGTGCTAGGATGTCTGGGTGGTTGATCAACTTATCACGCACCTCTTTACCGACAACCATTGTGTTTGGCTTGAAGCCACCAGATTTTAGCTGCATAGTACGACGAGCAGTTGTTACGTCTGCGATTGGTGTACCGTTTGTATAATCTGACCACAAGTTTGATGGTGTTGATTCTGAACCCCAGATTGACGCTGCGAAGAAGCTTGAAGCAAACTGTTCTTCACGATGGATCAATAGACGGTTAGTTAGTGTTGTAGCACCTGCTGTACGGATGTCTAGGGCTGCATCTTCGTTAGCAAGAGTTTGCTGGTCGAAGTCCATACCTAGGCCGTATACGTCAGCATAGAATGATGCGTTTGATAGTGACATACCGATGCGATTGACTTCTGTGCGTGGTGCAAGAGCCTTAACATCACCTGTACGGTTCATGTTGTCACGATCATAGATGTAGTATTTGTCAGACTGTTTGTCTACGCCTACTACTGGGAAAACCTTATCAGCGATAAAGTTAGCTTGGTCTTGTACATACGCAACTGTGAGGTTAGTCAACGGCTGGTCGATATGTACCGAATTTGGTGTTAGTAATGGCATTTTCTATATCCTTCCTATTGCTGGTTACGCCGCAGCGTTGCCGCCTTGGATTAGTTCGACAGCGATGACCTGTCCATCAACACCAGCTTCTGTAGCATAGCCCATTACAATGTTACCTGAAGAGGCTGTTACAGCGTCACCTGATGCGTCAGTTGCAACAGCAGCACCAGCAGCGATTGTGCCACCAGCAGTTACCATTACTTTACCTGACATTACGACAGTAGCAGCTTCACCAGCCGCAGGGTCATTGATGCAAACTCCAACGCAGTTTTCACCAGCAGAATCAGCTAGATCAACTTCACCGTCTGATTCCAATGTTACGAATTTAAATTGTGCTGCTGCTAGGCTCTCACCTGCAACAAATGTCCGTGTGTCACGGGATTGCATTACAGCCATAATTATTCCCCTTTATAGCTTTTATTGATAAGGGCTTTACCTTGGTCGGTCTTAGCTACAGCAGCGTATGCTTTAGCGTAGTCGCCCTTCTTCATTTTGTTTTCATCCATGTAAGATTTTACAAGGGATTCCATTTTGTCAGTTGCAGTAGCGAACTCACCGTCTGCATCTGATTTTCCTACCTCTTTCATGCTTTCTGCGAATGTCGCATCGGCAGCTTTAAGGGCTTCCATAACACCTTCTACTTCACCGAACTCAGCAACCAAGGATTTAGCTACATCTTCTGCAAAGTGTGGTAGGGCTTCTGTTGCACGTTTTGTTAGTTCTGCATCAGCTTTAGCAAACTCTGCTTCTTCTAATGCTTTGAGAATAACGGCAGGTACATCTGCTTTATTGATTTGTTCCCCTTCATACTCAATGTACTCTGGTTCAACTTTCTTTTCGATTGAGTCAGACTTGATAATGAAACCGTTTTCGATAAGAGCCTTACGTAGGTCTTCGTTCTGGATTTTCAGTGTGTCGTTCTCAGCTTTCAGCAGGTCTAGTTCATCAATCTCTGCTGCGTCAGACTTCTTCATGTCCTCGTCATAGGCTTTCATTGCCTCTTCTTCGGTCATTCCTTTGTCCATATAAGGCTTTAGTTTTGCCTTTAGGTCGTCTGACATCTTTTCTACGTTATCTGTCATTTGTTCCTCTTCGGAGTTGTCACGCTTGAATAGGGAAACCATAGCTTTTGCATTGGCAGGACGATCCACTAAGGATAATTCCTCTAGTTCAAGCTGTTTTAAAAGGTTAGCCATTATAGTCTTCCTTTATTGCTCTACCGCCAATGCTAAAGGCGGCTAATTCACCAGACTTGACCTTGGCCCAAACATCGTCGTTATACACTTTAAATGCTACGACCCAGCCTTCACGGTCACTCTGTATGCCAAGGGATTCACCAATCTCTTTAGTGACTGGCATAGAGTGAATGACTGCGCCAATCTGGTCCCCTTTGTGCATCTCTTTACCGACACGTACATGTTCCATAAACTTGTTTACGGCACGAACCAAAGTATCTGGCTCAATAACATCACCTTGTCGATCTACTACAGGTTCACCCTTTTCTGTTACTACTGATGCCCAACCGTATACCATACGTTGTTCGTCGTCAGCTTTAAGGATTTGCCCTTCGATATTCTTTGTTAGGTCTGACACTGATGTGCCTCCTTCCCACATACGACAGGACCAGTAACCTGCTGTCGTCTTGTCTTTCTTGGTATCACATGAGTGGCGTGATCTAAAGTTTGCACGTGCCTTTGGATCGTCCCGACGAATTTCCATGTTAGGGTCACCGAAGGTAACACGCTTTACTTTGTCGCCATCCTGTACGAATACTTCAAACTTCTTGTTACCACCAGATAATCTACGTGGTTTGTTTAAAGTCACCTTTTCACCTTGGTACTCTGCCTTGGCGAACTCTTCTTTCATTACTTCCTGTACAATGACCCGTAGAGCCTCTAAGCGGTCCTCTGAGGGCTTGTCTTCATCTTCTGTACGGTAGTAGTCTAAATACTCTTCATGGCTACCACAGGGCATGTATACGGCCTGTCCGTCAACTTCATGCACATGAATGGCACCACCGCACCCCATATCCATAGAACGGCTACGTGCTTCCATCTCTGTCGTGAATACGTCATTCGCATACTGTGCCTTTAGCATCTTCTTCGCTTTACTCTTAGAAGGGTGCGACGAAGGTAGAAGGTCTTTGTCGTGATTAGCTGATTTAGAACCACTTACGATACGTAGAAAACTATTGACACGAGCCATTGCCCATTGTTCTGGTGACTTGACATTAGGTCGAACACTTGAAGGATTAGTGCGATAGGCTCCAACGCCACGGTCATATACTTGCTCCAACATACGCATAGTAACTTTATGCTTAGACTTCTTGTTGTGTTCTTTGACTTTGTTCTGTAAAGCTACTTTAGGCATTATACATCTCTATATGTGTTTTCTACGAGTATCAGATCAAATGCAGCAGTAAGTCGAGCATTGTTACTTCTTACTGATGCTCTTACGTCAACGTCAGATTTTTCTGGTATTGTTCTTGGTACTGCAAACTTGTACATGTATTGACCACCTGCACCAGAGAACTCAAAAGAGTGACCTATGCGGAATGCACCTTGTCCAAAGTAACGTATGTACATATCACCAGTAGCATCTGCATTACCTTGACACGTGGCTGCACCTTGTATCAGGTATCCTGTATATCCAGCAGGTACCGTGTAAATAGCCATCAGGGTTTGACCTTTACCCGCATTGATACGTAAGACTGTTACAGCAGACTTCTGTACGTTGATGGCACCTACATTTGTAGACCCATTCGATAGAAATGCACGATAGAGCCTAATATAAGAATTTGTAGATGTGACAGAGCCAGAACTACTCAGGGTGATCTCTTCTGACTGAGCATTATAGTCTGCATCTAGGCCAACTAGAGTAATCTTCTTACCGTTGTCTGCCACATTAACAGCAGGTATGTCTACAGTATCAGCAGTTGACCAAGAGGACCAAGGATAAGCTGTATCGTTTACATCCCAGATAGTACCTGTTTGGTTCTGTGACATGGCAGGTACAGCACCAAACTTATGTTCACTAGAGTATCCGTTGACTTCACCCTTGGCTATGGCAAGAGGGTCATGCTCATAGAGGTGTCGTGTCCAAGTTGTCATTAGTTCAACTCTGGTCTAATGGAAATTGATATGTTACTGTCGTTAGGAAAAGTCTCTACAGATAAATCACCGTAGGTAACTTCAAACTCTGCTTGATAAGAACCTGCTGTAGAAGTGTCTCCAGATTGCCACTCATACTCAACAACACCAGAAGTTGCAGGGCTTACAACAGTGGCACTTGCATCTATAGATACAGTACCGTCATTCAAAGACTTCATATGAAATCTTACTGTTGCATCAGTTAAGTTAATAACTGTCCCGCTGCCATCTTTTAATGTGGCCCTTATTTTTGGTGATGTATCATTTTGTTTTATGTGAAAAGTCATCATGCAGCCTTATTAAAAGTTTGCCCTAGAGAAGTTTTGTTTCTAGTGTTACTGTATAATTCTAGAGAGTTGTTATCTACTGCCTCAATATCAACACTGTTGGATGAAGTGGTACTTAATTGGACTAAGTTGTTCTCTGTAATTGATACACCTTGTTCATAACCGTCAAATTCAAATCTTTCCAGTATGAACGCTAATCTTGAGTCTTGCTCTGATAGTATGAACGTAGCTTGGTCAGCGAGTAAAGAGATATTAAGTTTAAAGAAGACATCTTGACCCGTCAAACCAAACGAAACAGCAGGTGCTAGTTCGCTGACACCTTTTAGTGCGTCCTCGCCAGTGACGACAAAGCTACCGTTCTGTACAGGATGCGTGATAGCAAAGTGAGCGGCTTGTCCAGCAAGCGTGTATGCAGCGTCAGCACCAATTTCGCTGATAGCCTTGAGAGCATCCTGACCTGTCAGACTAAAGTTGGCAGCGGTTGTTGAAACCTTAACAGATTTTGTGAGGTTTACATTTTGATCAGCTAGACTAAAAGTTGCTTCGTCTACAACAAAATTAAGACTTGTTGTTGCATCTTGTCCAGACAGCGTAAATGAAGCAGCGGGTGCTAATTCACTTATACCTTTAAGTGCCTCTTGTCCTGCAAGAGTAAATGAACCACTGTCAGTACTTAGGTTTACATTGAATGTAACCGACTGACCTGCAAGGCTGTACTCAGCATCAGAAGCTACCTCACTGATACCTTTTAGCGCATCTTGACCAGCTAAAGTAAAGTTAGCAGCAACAGGAGTAGCTATAACTTGTTTTGTAACGGTTACATCTTGACCAGTTACAGTGAAACTACTGTCAGCAGAAATAAAGTTAATACTGTTAGTAATATCTTGACCAGTTGAGGTAAGGGTTCCTG